AGAGAGCAAGAGGCCCTACAGTGGAAATTAGACGTACCAAAGGCACAAGCAGCCTACGACGAAATTAGCCAACTCAAAGATGAGAAGGTTGAGCAACTCGCAGATGCTATGCCTAAGCGTATCCTTGCACGAATGGTCAACCAACCAAAGGTTATGCACAAGAAGGACGGGGAGCTATCATCACACGGTGAGAAGTGGGTGGCTCTCTGCAAGGAGTACAAGCAGCCTGTGACCTCGTTATGTTTTGTGGTCAAGACAGGTGAGGAGCGGGGTAACCCTAACTCTAACGATCAGGTTAAGGACTGGCTACGGTCTTTAGGATGGGAACCACGGACATTTAAGTTCGTCAGGGATAAGAAAACAGGAGAGGAGAGACAAATTGAACAGGTACGTAAGAACAGCGAACTATGCCAGAGTGTACGTGATCTATCCGTTAATGATCCAGCAGTTGACCTACTTGATGGCCTCACTGTACTTACTCACAGGGCTGGCATACTAAAGTCATTCCTTGAGTGCCACACAGATGGGTTCCTTGAGGCTGGTATTGCGGGACTAACTAACACGTTTCGCTTTAAGCACTACCGTCCACTGGTCAACCTACCCAGCGTAGATAAGCCATACGGTGATGTGATCAGGGGCTGCTTGATGTGTCCAGAGGGTTATGTGTTAGCGGGTGCTGACATGACCTCACTAGAGGATACAACCAAGCGTCACTACATGAAGCCACTAGACCCTGACTATGTGAACGAGATGAGCCGTGAAGGCTTTGACCCACACTTAGACTTGGCCTTACATGCTGGTGTCATTACACAAGATGACATTGACAAGCACAACTCTGGGGAGCGATCACTTAAGTCCCTCCGTAAGAATTACAAAGTGGTTAACTATAGCGCTACGTATGGAGTGGGTGCAGCGAAATTGGCCCGTGAGACAGGGATGAAGCAGAAGGAAGCTAAGACGCTACTAGAAGCCTTCTGGTCACGTAACTGGGCCATTGAGAAGGTAGCAAGTAAGCTACAGACACGGGAGCTATTCGAGGGCATGTGGCTCAAGAACCCAGTGTCAGGCTTTTGGCATAGCCTACGTAGTGACAAGGATCGTTTCAGTACGCTCAATCAGAGCACTGGAGTATTCTGTTTTGATACATGGGTTGCACTGTGTCGTAAGAACGGAATTAAGTGTGTTGGGCAATTCCACGATGAGGTCATTGCCCTAGTCAAGAAAGGGGAGGAAGGTACAGTAGAAAAGATCATGCACGATGCTGCTATCAAGTTGAATGAAAAGGTAAATCTTAATGTTCCACTAGGTACAGATGTGCAATTTGGCAACACTTATGCGGATATTCACTAATTGTGAAATACTTGTGTAAGTTTGCTTGTGAAAACATAAAGACGATAGCATATTAATAAGTACGACACCCCGACTGAAAGGAAATTCAATGGGCAAGAAAGTTTATGTAGAGTGTGAACTAGAGTGGACTAAGTTGCGGGAAGAAGATCGTGACATGGGTTCTAATCTAATGGAAGGTTCAGACCAGCGAAATAACATTGAGGCAAAGCAAGGTCTCTACATTGTTAACTGCGTAATTGATGACGCGGCTAAGGATAAGATGGTTGCTGATGGCATCCCAAACAAGGGACTACAAGCGCAATTGTTTAAGGTCAGCAAGGAAGGTAAGGACTTCTACAAGGCTACACGACCTCACCTTAACCCTAAGTTCTACGATAAGGAGACAGGGCAACAGGGCGTAGTTATGGGCGCTCCAGCTGTACTCAAGATGGTTGATGGAGAGTACATCAATTGGGATTGGGAAGCAGACGGTCTGATTGGTAATGGTTCTAAGGCTACGGTCAAGTTCGACGTGTGGGACAATAAGATCACCACAATGGAAAAGGTCCTAGTTACAGAGCACCTCAAGTATGAAGCAAACAATGAAGAAGGCGGGTTCTAATGCAAGTATCAATTACATTTACATCTAACACAGAAGAAGATGGTTTCATTGGAAGCACTACGTTAGTGCGAGATGACGTTGAAGACCTTCACACTCTTGCAACGGTCTATGCTGATGCAGCACGAGCGGGAGGGTTCACCTACGTTGAAAGTGTTGCCTTCGAGAAGGATGACGGTCAGATGGTCTTTAGTGACTGGTAATGGCTAAGGTATTAGTTGATGGCGATATCTTAGCGTATCGTGCAGCTTTTGCCACTCAAGACGTATCGCCCAAGCACGCGGAAGAGAAAGTAGAAGTACTTCTCGACTTCGTCCTTGAGGCTACGTTAGACTTTGTTACACCAGAGCAATTTGAGGTGTACTTAACAGGTCCTAACAACTTCCGTTTTGACATAGCAAAGAGTTACCCCTACAAGGGAAACAGGAAAGCAGTAGAAAAGCCTACTCACCTACGTCATGTACGTAACTATCTGGTGAATAAGTTTGATGCTATCGTAAGCGAAGGAGAAGAAGCAGACGATCTAATAGCTATAGAAGCTACAAGGTGTGGACCAGATACTATTGTCGCATCAATTGATAAGGACATGTTGCAGATACCATGCAGGCACTTCAACTTCAACAAGAAGGAGTGGACAACAGTGTCTCAGTGGGAAGGGGATAAGTTCTTCTACACTCAGATACTAACGGGAGATGCAGCAGACAACATCAAGGGCCTCAAGGGAATAGGTCCTGTTAAAGCCACTAAGCTACTGGCAGAGTGTAAGTCAGTAGATCAACTGTGGGAAGCGTGTGTGAAAGCCTATGATGGGGACACAGAACGTATCATTGAGAACGCTAGGTTACTCTGGCTAAGAAGGTATGAGGGACAGTTATGGCAGCCACCAGTGAGCGTAGACGACACGCAATAAAGAATGGTTATAGGTCAGGGCTTGAGGATGACATCTCAGAGCAACTGAAGGGTCTTGACGTACCGTTTAAGTATGAAGAGCTTAAGATCAAGTATCAGGTGAATGAGGTAAGAACATACACGCCGGATTTCGAGCTTTTTAATGGCATAATCATTGAGTCAAAGGGACGCTTTGTTTCTGCTGATAGAAAGAAGCACTTGAAAGTTAAGGAACAGTACCCTAAGTTAGACATACGCTTTGTATTTAGTAACTCTCGTGGTAAGATCAACAAGGGTTCTAAGACAACATACGCCATGTGGTGTGACAAGTATGGCTTTAAGTACGCAGATAAGGAGATACCAGAGAAATGGTTGAAGTAAATGATCTACTAACGCAACTACTCAATATGAGTAAGGAACAACTAAAAACAATAGAGCTTGAGGTCAGAGTGGCCCTAACGGAAATGGAGGTAGAGGATGAGTAAAACAGTAGCAGTATTTAGCTGTGGACACGCTGACCCGTCAGTATCGAACGATAGGTTTAGTTGGTTAGGTGAGTTCTTGTATGACATTAAACCTGACTATGTTGTTGACTTGGGGGATGGCGCTGACATGCGATCATTAAATACATTTGATACTCGTTCTCCAGAGGCAATCGTTAGTCAAAGCTATGAAGCTGACATAAACCAGTACAACGATGCACAGGAGCGTATCCGTTGGAAGTTTAGGCACCACAAGCGTAAGCGACCAGCTTACATAGGATTTGAGGGTAACCATGAGCACAGGATCAAACGAGCAATCACCACTGACCCAAGACTTGAGGGAAAGAAGTACGGGATATCCTTCAGCCATCTTCAGACAAAGCACTGGTTTGATGAGTATCACGAGTATGAACATGGAGCACCAGCGATTGTTGACTACGATCAGGTATCTTACGCTCATTTCTTTGGCGCAGGGAATTTTGGGGGTGCTATGTCTGGGTTACATCATGCTAATAGCCTCTTAAACCACAGGTACAAGAGTTCTACTTGCGGTCACTCACACAAGCGTGACCTTAAGTTCAAGGACAACGCCAAGGCAATCGGTCTAGTAGCTGGTTGCTTCAAGGGTGCCAAAGAGAGTTGGGCTGGTCAGGCTAACAACGATTGGTGGTCTGGTGTAGTAATCAAGCGTGAGGTATCCAATGGTATGTACGAGCCACAGTTTGTATCTATGGCAACATTAAAGGGGATTTATGGGAAAGCGTAGTGACTTTGAAAGAGTTGAACGTGACTTCTATCCAACTCCCCTAGCTGCTGTTGAGCCTCTTATCGCGCACTTGCCATACTCATTTGATTATGTTGAGCCATGTGCGGGAGATGGGCGCTTGATAAAGCATATAGATGAGCTAACTGAAGGTCATGGTGAGTGTCTATTTGCCAGTGATATTGAACCAAGAGGTCATATGATTAGTAGGTGTGATGCACTTGATATGGATATCACTGGACTAGGGATAGACTTCTGTATCACTAACCCACCTTGGGACAGAAGAATACTGCACCCATTCATAGCGCATTGGATGCAGCAAGCACCAACTTGGGTCTTGTTTGACGCAGATTGGATGCACACTAAACAGTCAGCTATCCTGATGACTTACTGCGACAAGATTGTCAGTGTAGGTCGTGTTAAATGGATAGAAGACAGTAAGGGCGTAGGAAAAGATAACTGTGCGTGGTACCTCTTCAACGTAATGAAAGAGCCACACACAACAACAGAGTTTTATGGAAGGACTGCATGATGATTACACAAGATGATATAGATGGTTTTAGCTTGGTAGGTGTATCACCAATGGAGTATTCATACTTTGTTGAGGGTAAGATTATGACCTCTCCGCAAGACCGTCTGTTTGAGCATGTCTTAGGGCTTGTAGGAGAGTCAGGAGAGATTGCTGAGAAGTTAAAGAAGGCCATCAGGGATAAGTACCCACTCAATCGGTACGATGTGCTTAAGGAGCTTGGGGATGTACTCTTCTACGTTACAGCCTTAGCTAATCTTCATGACAGCAATCTAGCTGAAGTGCTTGAGATCAACATGCGTAAATTAAATAGTAGAGAGGCACGAGGTGTCCTCAGTGGAAATGGAGATAACCGATGAGTAGCAATTACTTGCCAAGTGACTATCAAACCTTTATTGCAACCAGTCGGTATGCACGATGGCTAGACGCAGAGGGGCGTCGAGAGAATTGGGGTGAGACAGTTGGTCGTTACATGGATCACATTGTACGTCCCATTACGGGTAACAACAGCCTTATCAATGAGGTTGAACAAGCGATCCTGTCACTAGATGTGATGCCCAGTATGCGATCACTGATGACAGCAGGGCCAGCTGCACAGAGGGACAATACGTCAATGTATAATTGCTCCTACTTAGCAGTAAAGAACATCAAGTCCTTTGATCAGGCTATGTTCATTCTGTTGTGTGGTACAGGTGTAGGCTTCTCAGTCGAGCGTCAGTACGTTAAGAAGCTACCTGATGTTCCAGACATGCTGTTCGACAGTGAGACAACTGTTGTCGTAAAGGATAGCAAAGAGGGTTGGGCCAAGTCACTACGTCAGGTCATTGCTTTGTTGTACAGTGGTGAGATTCCTAAGTGGGATACATCTAAGGTGCGACCAGCTGGTGCAAGACTTAAGACCTTTGGTGGTCGAGCATCAGGCCCAGCGCCATTGATTGACTTGTTTACGTTTGTAACTCAG